ACGGAGTACGTGTCCGAATCCACCTCGGACTCGGACAGGCCCTCGTCGGTCGACACCATGACCCGCACTTCGGACGGGTCGAAGATCTTGAACTCAAACTCGAACTGCGTCTGCGTCCCGTTCCCTTGGAAGGGCCCTGCGCGTCGAGTCTCGGAAGAAATTGCCATTGGGAGCACCTCTCTCTAACGAGGAAATATTTGCCCAAGAGAGAGGCGCTATATGGACAGTTAGGGCGTCGGGTCCCGAGCGACACCAGGCGCTCTGTTCGGCGCGATTTCCGTCGGGCGCCACCAGAAGCCTTGGCCGGTATTCTTCGCGCCCCACGCCTGGATGCGGGCGAGATAGCCGGGCGAAGCCGCCTCCATCAGGTCGTTGTAGATGGCGCGGTCGAAAACCCCCTTTGCGTACCAAAGGTTTACGAAGGGCATGTGCCCGCGCAGCAGGCGAAGCGCCTTCGCTTCGGGTTTCGTCTCCTTGTCGTAGAGGCCCTCGTCGACGTAGGCCTTGGCGACGTCAAACGTGTCAGACACGGTGTTGAAGACGGGGCCGAGGAAGCGCAGGAAGTTGGGCGAACCGTAGGCGCTCTGCCCGTCGAGGCCCGCGATGAGGATATCCGAGAGAAATCCCGCGCCGCCCCCGGTAGAAAGCGCTTGCCACCAATACTCCTCGGACGTCGGGTCCTGCAGGTCGCGCCCCGCAACGAGCGCCTTCATCTGCACGGAGATGGCGCCCGCGAGCGTGGTCGAAACCACAATCATCGCGGCGTAGCGTGCTGCGGCGGCCTTGCCGTCCGTCTGCGCGATGTCGGACATGCGCTCAAGGTGGCGGCGCATGAAGGCGATCGGGAAGGACTTGAAAAGCATCAGGTGGCGAATCACCTCACCCTCAACCGTCCCCTTTCCGCCCGCGATGTTCACGAGGGCGCGCGTGCCGAGATCGGGGTCCAGCGATGCGATGCCGCTTTCGTCCTTGAGGAACGCAACATACATGGTCGCGGCGTGGTCGATGTCCCGCTCCGTGTATTCAAAACGCGAGCGCTCTTCGGGTGGCGTGAGTTCGTACAGCTGAGAGAGATCCACCTCGCGGATGTCCTGCGTCGTGAGGAAGTCCGCTTCGCCCTGCCTGAAGGGCTTCGCAAACTGCCATAGCCGCCAATCCCTCTCCGTGACGCCGATGCGCTCGAGTGCGCGCTTCTGGTACCCAGTGAGGGACTTCCAATCGTTGCGCACGATCTTCGCCATGGAGCCCATCTGACTGACCATGGACGCCTGCCGCACCCCGTTCGTGAAGGTATCGAGGAGACTCGCTTTCATCGTGATATTCGCGAGCATCGCGGTCCACCCGCTGCCGACATTGTTCTCACCGAAGCGCACGAGGTTCGCCGACAGCACGTCCGCCATCACGCCCGCACGGGTCGCGAGCTCCGTGCTCTCCACCCCGAGCGCCTTCACCAGATTCGTCGCGGCCGTCAGAAGCGGGATGCGATTCATCCCCGCAGAGATGAAGTACGTCGGGATGTCCGAGACAGCCGTCAGGAAGGTGGACTGCAGTTTGCCGACAACCTCCAAGTTTCGAGCGCCCTGGTTGATCGAGGCGAAGACTTCGCGCCCGGGCTTGACGACGGACGCTTCGCCCGTGAGCACCCGCCACGAAGACTCGACCGGAATGATCCCGATACGGGACTTCGTGCTACGCCCTTGGATCTTCTTCGACTGATCGGCCTCGGCGGCCGCGACGCGATCGAGGCCCCTCTTCATGTTGTTCGGGTTCGGCCCGAGCATTTCCAGAAAAGCCGCGTCCTTCGCCGTCTTCTGGACACTCTTGAGCATGACCTCGAAATAGGAGCCTCGGCCGAAGGTGTCGTGGTACTGAATGAAGGAGTCCGCATCCTTAAAGATGAGCGTGCGATGCAGATTCCCGCGATTCGCGCGCCCCAGTCCGCTCCGAGCGTTCGCCCCCGCCACGTCCGAGACGTCGAGGTCGCCCGCGCCGTTCGTGACAATGTTCTCGAATGCCTTGCGGAGCATTTCCCGCATCCCTTGATCGTCCATCAGGTTCCCTTCGAGGTCGACGTACTCGTCTCGCTTGAGGAGCGGCAGGATGAAATTCACCCACGCCTCGCGGTTCTCTTCGAAGCGATTAAGCCCCCGCACCGTGTTGCCGACGAAGTTCGCTGCCTGCATCAGACGGCCCTCACCACGCAGGATCTCTGCAGCGTGCGCCAGTCGAGCGTCATCGTGCGTCTGCGGGAAGTAGTCCTCGATCCTGCCGAGATTCCCGCCCGCGCGATTGAAGCGAAGGCGCGTCGCTTCCGATACGTCGCGGAAAGCCTGCGCGGCCTGCTTCGCGAGCTCGTTGTTCGTCTCCGTGCCAAGGCACTCCCGCACCACGTCCGTCGCCATTTGGTGGTTCTCCATGATCCCCATGAAGCCAGGACGGATCTTGTCGAGCGCCACGCACAGTTTCGTCGCGTATTCAGACTTCGTCGCTCGAATGTCGCGGTCGAGCTCTTGGAAGATCTGCTGCTCGGCGGCAAAGCCGAGGTATCCGCGTTCGCGATGGAAAGCGAGGCGCTCATTGAGTCGAGCCTGCGCGATGACCGTCAGGGCCGCACGCTGCTCCCTCTTGGCCGCCTCCTCAACCAACGACTGCGCATAGAGGTCGCCCGCAGCCTTCGCTCGATCGAAGGTCGACATGGAATCCCATGCGTCGGGGTCTTCCTTGCGCAACTGCGCCATGTAGTAGCGGATTGCCTGCTTCATGTCCGCCGCTTCGTCTGCGCTCACGTCGCGACCGAGCGCCCAGGATACGCGTTCGACACACTTCCGATTCATCTGCGATTTCGCCATCAAACTTCTCCAAGGCCGTTATTCATGAGCATGCAGGTGACGGCCACGTCGACGCCCTGCTGCGCCTTTTGACGGAGCTCATCCGCCGCCCGCTTTTCCCTCGCGAGGAACTCGCTCGCGAGCATCGTCCCGTCCATCTCGTCGACTTGGATACGGAGATCGGGCGCATCGGCGAGCGCCATCTTCGCGCCACGCATTTCGAGACTGTCTTCGGGAATCTGGTCGACGATCTGCATCGCCTCGCGGTTGATCTGAGCGAGACGGGCATCGTCCGCCGACTCGATCCGACGCGCCACCTCGTCCGCGTCGGGAGGGATGTCGAATAGGGCTTCGCCCTGATCCACCTCGGGAACGTCGGGGGCTTCGGGTGCCTCCGGCTGCGCGGTCCGCTCGATTTCCGCACGGGCCGCTTCCTTCGCATCGTCCACGCGCTCGATCTTCACCACGTCCGTCAGAGTCCTCGCGGGCATGAACGCCTTCTCATCAATCTCCACACCGCTCAATCTCGAGAACTCGCGCATAAGGTCGCGCCGCGTCGGCGTGAAGGCTTCGCCGAACATGTTGTCGCTCTGAGCCGCGACGGCGTTCTCGCGAGCGAAGTCCGCCCACTGCGAGAAGACGCTCACGAGCCCCCGCGTGCCGCCCTTCTCCTGCTCGTTCTTCGCCAGGAATTGCAGGACCACGTCCGCCTCGGGGCTTCGCGACATGGACGTCTGCGCAGCAATGTCTTCGATGCGGATCACCTTTCCCGAGGCACGGGCCATGCGCACTTCCTCCAGCACGTCGGAGAGAATCCCGCCGAAGTTCAGTTCGGCCGCGTCCTCGATCTGGATCACCTTCGGAGCGACCTGCCGCAGGGCCGAGAGCAAGGCGCCCACGCCCTTCGCCTCCGCGCGATTGTCGAGCAGGTCCGTCAAACCCGCATTCTTGTAGGCGCGCTGAAAGATGGCCGCGTCCAAGCGACGGCGTGCAGCGTCGTTTGGGATGCCGTCCGTGATGAGAGAGGAGCGCTCTTCCGCAGGGAGCGCCCGCAGAAATTCCGCCACGGCGTCGACGCCGACGTTCCCGTCTTCCGTAAAAGTCAGGTTCGCCAGATCGAAGCGATTGCCGTCCTGGATAGCCACCTCGATCGGGCTCAGCTGCGCTGCGTCCGACCGATTCGAAATGTCGCCGATGTCTGCGGTGACGTCCTCGTCCCGCATGATGCGCACGAGGATCGGCTTTTCCATGCCCGCGAGCACGCTCTTTTCGATGCCGGGCATCGCGTCCGCCTCGAGCTCCGAGCGGTACGTGCGGGCGGTGTCTCGGTTGTAGGCTTCCGTCAGGCCTGCAATGCGGCCGTTCCCTGCGATGGCGGTCGTCTGTCCTTGCTCACCGTAGAGAGGGTTCGGCGTCCCGTCGACGTAGTTCGAGGTCGCAACACTGTCCGCCTCGACGACGGCGTATTGAATCTCGTAGCGCTTTCCGTTCGCGTCGACGGCGAAGTCCACCAGACCGCGCGCCGTCTCGGGAACGTCCTGCGCATAGGCCACAATCGGAGCACCCTGCGAGAAGGAACGAGAGAAGCCGAGGCGCCCGTAGTCGGGAGCACCCGCGATGCTGTTCATCTGGACGACGGACTCCTTCGAGGAGCGGTCGCGGTTCTGCAGTACGTTCCCGTGCTTGCCGACGCCGCTCGAAAGCTTGCGCCGAATGTCCTTCTTGACGGCGTCCACCCGCGCGGGCGTCACCGCCTCTTCGGGTACCCGCACGGGCTCCTTCGCGTTCAGCTGACGCTCGACTTCGCGCTGCGCATTCCTCGACCTCTGCACCGTGTCGGGTCGCTCGGGAGCCGCGAGAAGGTTGTCGTCATTCGCCACCTCTTCCGCACGCACGCGTGCAGCGTCCTCAACCTTCACGTCCGTCACGCCGCGCCCCTTCCATCGGGGGCCGACACTCGCGGCCACGCCGGGAGCAAGGCCGAGAATCGCCGACGTGGCGATCGTCGTAGGATCGTCAGGGTCGTACTGCTCTGCGACCTTGGAGTAGTCCGCCTGCTGAAGGACCGTCTCGATCGTCGCACGTTCGTTGTAGGTGGAGAACGCCGCCGCGGCCGAGCCGGACGCCGCGCGAGTCACGAGCCTCGTCCCAACGAATCCGGGGATGGCAGACCAGAAGGTGTTCGTCACGCCCGTGACCATGCCCACCTTGGTGGCCGTCTCGGAGTCGACGCCCTCGTCCATCATCTTCTGCGCTTCCATCGCACCCATGCCCGCGCCGAAGAGCGGGGCCGCCGCAATGGGATTCCCGCCCGCCAGAGCGAGCGCGCCCGCGTACTTTGTGAGGCCGTTCGTCACGCCGTGAACGATCGTGGCCGCCTCACCTGACACCGCAGGATCGGGCGTGTAGAGGTCGCGGATAAGGAGTCGGTTCTTCTCGGACTCGTAGTCGAGCGCTTCGGCGTATTTCCGTACGGACTCGTTGTCCTCGAAGTTCGCCTCAAGAAAACTCGAGACGCCCGACTGCACGACGCGGGTCGTTTCCAGAAGGGCGCTCTGCACCCCCTGCACGGCCGCAGTGCCGACGCCGTCAAAAAGCCCGGGCTCCTCTTGACGCAGTTCGTTCTCGGGGATGTCCGAGGTCGACGGCACGGACACGGCGCCCGCCTGCTGCAGGCCCGCAAGATCCGGCTGCTGACTTCCGAAGTGCTTCGCGAAAATCATCGTCACTCCTCGTAGATCTGGATTTCAAAGGGCACGCCGCTCGAGTCGAGGATGAGCCCCGACATGCACTGAATGTTGAAGGCGTTCGCATTGCCGCTCACGGCCGGCACGAGCGGAGCCGTAGCCAGGTAGGACGCCACCTGCGGCCCCGTGAGCTCCTGCCCCGCGGGCGTGCGGAACTTCGCCTTTTCGAGATTCGAGAGGCTCGTGCGGGTGCGTTGAACAGAGGTCTCGAAGTCGCTCATGTCGAGGCCGTCACGGAGCGCAACCTTGCGGCCCTGATAATCGTGAATTTCGCCGACAACCATCTTCATCGCCTCGTCGAGCTGCGCCCCAGACGCGTACTGCCCCTCCTCAATCGCAAGCCCTGCCGAGACGTTCAGCACCGTGTCCATGATGGAGGCGCGCACGCGGGGATCGTCGTAGAGCCCGTTCAGCTTTTGCCACTGCGCATTGATGCCGATCGTGTTGTTCTTGAGATCCTTGAGTTGACTCTGATCTTCGGCAAGTCCCTGCCGCCCCTTCGCATAGAGGCGCGGGACACCGGCAGCGCGCATGTCATCGTCGGCATTGATGAGCACGAAGTTTCGGTACTCATCCCCCATCTGGTCCGCAAATACGCTCACGGCGCCGGCATCATCAAGCGAGTTGACGATCGATCCCACGAGGTCCATCTTCCCCTTGGGATCGAGCGCCCCGAGAGTGTCCTTCAGCGAGGCCACCTCATCGCCCGAGAGAATGCTCGGTTTCTTGGAACCGTAGGTCTCGCGCATGTCCTCAAAGTTGGCCGCGCGCTTCCCGAGCTCCTCCACAACCGTGGGCTTCGTCCAGTCCGAAATTGCGGTGTAGCCGTAGTCACCCTGCTCGATCGAGGCGCCAACGGGATCCTTCTTGCGAAGCCTTTCGAGTTTCTCCTTCTCTCTCTGAGCGGCCCGCCCCTTGCGATCAAGGTATCCCTCCATGCCTCGGATCGAGGATTCGTCGACGTCCTCGAGCAAGGACGCGGGAGGCATCTTCCCCTCGGTGCGGACGTAGGACCATGCAGCCTCCTTCGCCTCCTTGGCGCGCAGGCGGTTCTCTCGGTCCACCACGGAGAAGTGTTCGCGGATGTTCGAGCGGACGCGGTCGCGGATGGCGCGCGGATACTGCTTCACGGCCTCCATCGCCTCGCGCTCGGAACCGTAGGCGGAAACGATGCTGTTCGTCGCGGCCTCAATGTCGCGCTGGTCCTTCGCGCGGCCGATCATCGACTTCGCGCGCTCGAATCCTGCGGGCGTCATTTCCTCCTTGTAGCGCTCGAGATAGGCGTTCGCCCCGTCGATGTCGTAGCCGTCCGCCATGCCCGCGATGCGGTTGAGGTGGATCGGCCCGAGGAATCGGGCGGAGTCCTGCGGCACGCCCTCGCGTTTCGCCTTGTCGGCGAGCATGGTGCGGATGACGTACTCGCCGTCGCGCTGTTCGTCGGGATCGTCGCTCATCGCCTTGCGTGCAGCGGTCCGCAGCGTCTGCTCCTCTACGGCCTTGTCGTAGACGTCCTGCTGTTTCACCACCCAGGAGCCGACGTCCTGCCCAAGCTTTTGGGATGCGGCCTGATAGTAGTCGTCGAGGATCTGCCTCTGTCGTTGCGTCGACGCCTTCGCGCGTATGCGGTCGAACTGCGTGCGAAAGTTCTCGGTGACTTCCTCCTGCAGACTCTTCCCGCTCGGACGTTCGAGGGCATTCTCACCCTCAAGCTTCTGGTATCCCGTCTCGGGATTCGTGCGCAGATCGATGCGCGACTCTTCGAGCTGATTGATGAGGTCCTTGCTTCGGGTGACGTCGATCTGCCCCTGCCACTCCTCAAGCTTCTGCATGAACTTGAGGCCGTGCTGCTTGAGGTCTTCGGCCATGCGGGTCTTGCTGTAGCGCGTCTCGGGCGCGGCCTGCAGCCCGATGGCGCGGCCGCCCGAGGGCGAAATTGCCACGTCGACGCTGTACGGATTAGGAACATTGATGGGCATCGATCAACCCCCAGAGAACATGTTGCTGAAAAAGCTTCCGGCATTCTTGAAAGTCTCACCGGAGAGGCCGCCGCCCTGACCGCCGCCGAACATATCCCCCATCTGGTTCATGGAGTCCATGACGTCGGAGAGGTGCGTGGTGATGGCCGCCGCCCAGGGGGACACATTCTTCTGCGCCGACCGAACGGCTAGCGCCTGGTTCTGCACCTGCACGGCCTGCCGACGGTAGCCCCAAGATTGCGCCACGGCATTCGCCATGATCTGCGAGCGCTGCATGTCCTTGACGATGTCGATGGAGGAGAGCGCTTCGGCGCTCGATCCCGCGGCATTGACGCGCACGCCGGAGGCGCCCATGCTTGCGCGGGCCGAACTCTTCGCTTGACCCGCTTGGTAGCTCACGGCGGCGCTTGCCTGATGGCCCGCACGCATGACGTCCTCGGCCTGCGTCTGGATCGACTGCACCTGCATGTCGAGAAGGTCTGCCTGCAGCCCGAGGATCTCTTTCTCGATCTTGGCGCCGCGGTAGGCGAGGAAAGGCGAGAGCGTCATCGTCACGCCCGTGTAGCCGATCTTCATGCCCTGGACGAACTCGGATCCGAAGGACGGCATCTCCTGGATCATTTGCCCCATCGCCGACGCGGCATCGGCCTGAGACGTGCCGCTCAGCGTCGGGGCCGACTCGAGCTGAATCGCTCGGGACGAACTGACATTTGAAGGCATAGAAAACTCCTTGTAACCCCCAAAAGGTAGAGCGCAATTCCTTCTCTTTATGGACGTGAAAAAGCCCCGCCTTTCGACGGGGCCCGACCTCACACGGATAGTTCCAGAGTCAAAGAGAGAAGTTTCAGCGGGAGCGGGTCCGACTGTCTGATGCAGACGGCTCCGCCGTCGGTCCACTGAGGACGCAGAGCGACGCTCACCTCACCCGACACGATGGAGGGCGGCTGCCCCGGCTGTTCCGTCTTTCGCTGTTTGTACTCAACGAGTTGCGCCTCCTCAAAGTTCGAGCCGACCAGAATGCCGCTCGACTGATAGAGACGCATGACGGCCCGCGAGACATTCTTCGCAAGGCCCATACCGAAGGACGTTTCCTGCAGCACGACGGGCAAGGTCTTGCAGTCCGCCGTGTAGGGAAGGCCGACATGCACCACGGACGCAGGAACGTCCAGCGTGATCTTCCCGTTCTCGACGGTCTTGGACGGAAGCACGGCCCCGTCGGCGAGCACCGAGACTTCCTGTCCCTCGAGCCACGCGAGGCCAGAGATGGTGGTTGTTTCCTCTCCGCGGTACGTCCCGCCGCAGTCGACGAAGAACGCCTCCTTGAGGTCCGCCTCCTCACGCTTCGCCATGCGCTCGACGAAGCGCTTCTCTTCGCCCGCGATGGTGCGACGCACCACCACGTAGAGCGCGTCGTAATCGCCTTCGGCCACGCAGGCGCAGGACTCAAAGCGGCCCTGCGTCTCGTGCTGATGCCAGGAGCCGACGCCTTCTTCGGGGACGTAAGTGAGGCCGAGCAGTTTCCCCGACGTGGAGACGAACCACAGAAGGGGAATCGGCGCCCGAGCGTAGGCACAGTCGACGATTTCTTCATAGTCGAAGAGATGCGCAGAGCGAAGGCACAAGTCCCCCGAGAGATAGCCGCCCGCTTGTTCCTTGTAAGAGTACTCACGGACGTGGCCGCCGCGGCTTGCGCAGTACACGATGTTGTTGTTGATGATGAGAGGCTGTACGTTGTTCGCGCCGTTGTAGGATTGCGTCGACGCGCGGAAGCTCGTGGCCGTGAGCGAGTCCGCCCCGCCCGAGGAGATGAGCACCTCAGAGCCCGACGTGAGCAGGATGAGAGAACTCAACGGGACGATATGGCGGATCTGGTTGAATTGCGTCGTGGCGATCTGGTGCGAGATGCGGTCGTCGTCGCGAATCGGGAGGCTGTAGGTGAAGTTGTCTTCCGTGCCCGTGACCGTCATGACAACTCTTTGCGGGTCATTCGCCATGCCGGCGAAGCAGCGCCGTTGCTGGTAGTAGCCGACGGCCGCAGGGTAGTCGCCGCCCTTGCCTACCGACGCCTTGATGACAGCGCCCGTCCCGGAGTTCGAGCGCACCGTAATCGTCGGATTCGTGTAGCCGCGGCCGGGATTGCGGATCGTGACCGAGACAATCACCCCGTTCTGGATGACCGGCACAAGCTCGGCGCCCGAACCCGTCGGGTCCGTCACGATGAGCTCACAGCCGCTTTCGATGACGTTCAGATCCGCCTCCCACTCCTTTGTGTTGTGGTTCGACACGGACCCGTTTCGGACCGAGTACCACGTGCCCCTGAAGCGGATTTTCGGCTTGACGTAGTTGGCGCCCCTGTTCGTGAAGCGCAGGCCCGTCAGGGTGCAGCGGCTCCAGCTGTAGGACGTCGTGTTGCCGTCGCCCCAGTGGTCCGTGCCCGTGCCGGAGGTGTACTGAGTGAGGAGTTCGACCTCAGCGCCCGAGCCGTGACCGCCCGCGTCCCACACCGTGACTTCACGGAAGCTTGCACCGCTTCCGCTCGACGCCGACCACGGCGCCGTCGTCTTCTGTCCTTCCGCGCCGTGACCGCTCGTGTAGGTGTTGGTGAAGACAATGGTCCCGTCATCGTCCGCGAGGCCGCGACGGATGTCCTGATAGCCGCTGCCCCCATTCTCCACCGTGACTTCAGTGATGCCGCCCGAGGTCTTGAAGACGTCATCGAAGCGCCGAGGCGTGATGCTCATGTCGGGATCGATGTCGTCATCGATGATGTAGAGATCCTCCGTGTCGCCGATGTAGCCGAACAGGCCGCCCTGACACTTGTAGACACGGTAGAACGAGGCGCCCTCGACGGCAGACCAGGAGATGCGCACCGTCGTGCCGTAGGCGTAGAGGTTCGCCACCACGCCCTCGTCACTGTCACCGTCGTACTCCGCCTCTACCGCCTCCGACTCCACGGTTTTGTCTGCATTGAGCGCCGACACCTTGTAGCGGAAGCGGTACTTCTCGCTGTTCTGGTCGTCCGCTGCCGCGGTCTCGCGAACGGCTTTGACGTTCGTGGGCGAGGCAAGCTTTGCCGAGAAGTCGCACTGCTGCACGCGCCAGTCGAGGAGCGAGTAGCGGCGCAGTTCCGTAGGCGGATAGGACGGGTGCACGATCGTCATGATGTCCGCCGACTGGACGTAGTGGAGGTCGAAGAGGTCTTCGGCGTCCCACGGCGTCTCGATTTCGTAGGGTTCGCCGTCATCGTCGAGGAGCGTCGCGCCCTCCGTGTGGAAGCGGGCGTAGTGGTCGCCCAGCTCAATCACCATCGTCTGGTCGACGCGGAACGTGAAGGGAATGAGGCGGCAAGCGCGGTCGGAGTATTTCGTCTCGCGAACGTATTCGAAGCCAGGGCGGTTTTCGATCGGCCCCTGAGGCAGCGCGATGAAGTTCTTGCAGGTTTCCAAGCCGTTCTGATATTTCACGTCATCGATGCGGCCGAACATTTCGGGACTGACTTCGCCGCCCGCGAAGCTTCGCTGAATCACCTTAGTCGAAGGCATACTCACCTCCATGGGCATCGCCCGCAAAGGGGCTGTCCACCCTCACGCGCTCGACCGTGTGGGACACGTCGTTCCTGATGGCGGTCTGAATGGCGCCCTGGTAAGCCTGCGTCAGCTGCGCCGCGAGCTGCGTCCCGCTCGTGCCCGGCACCATCGTGCCCGCGAGATAGGAGGCGAGAAGCCATCCCATCGCGTCGACCACGTCGGGCGGAAAGACGCTTTCGGGCGTGCGCACCGAGACGAAGCGAACGAAGACGTCATCCGCACGGCAGAGGAGAACCTTCGCCGACGCACGCTGCTCGACAGTGTAGGTGAGCGGCGGAAGATCGAAGAAGCATTCGTCGTTCGGCGGAATTTCCCCCGCGTCGTGGACGCTCACGAGTCGCAGGCAGTCGGACGGGAGCGCGAAGTAGTTCGCATCCGTCCCGACGGGCGCCTCGGCAAGCTTCGCCAGCCGCTTTCGTGAGATGGCAAAGCGCCAGGGGTGCGCGGTGAGGACGGCGTCGCGAGCCATCGGGTAAAAGCGGGCGCAGTGGTCCGCCTGCGCAGAGCCTTCGGGCGGATCGATCGAGGAGATCGTCGCGGGATCCCCGAGCCTCGCCAAGGCGAGGTTGCAGATGTCGACATCAGTGGACATGTCTCTCTCCAAAAGAAAAGGGGGCCGAAGCCCCCGAGCACCGCCCTAGGGCGGAGAGATGAGGATCACCCCCTTAGTTCGCAGTGAAAGTCTCGATACCCTTGGCAGACTGAGCCGCGATCGTGAGCCCGCAGTCAATCTTGCCGGCCATGGACGTACCCGTCGCGACAAGCTTCAGGTAGCGGCCGCAGCCGGGCGGCACATCGATGACCTTCTGCGTACCGACTTCGTCGTTCGCCGCGAAGGAGCAGGCGCCGACAGCGGCGTAGTTGGTGTTGTCGTCCGAAGTCTGGAGCTCGACCTTCGTGGCGGCCGTGACCTTGGTCGTGACCGTAACGACGAAGACGCCGGGGCCTTCGGCAATGCCGGCGCCGCCGAGATCGAAGACGTCGGACTCCTTGGAGTTCCCAGAGAGCGTGAGGCTCACGTAGAAGTTTTCGTCAAAGCGCATGGTGTCTCCTCCTCACTTTCACTTGACCTGTTCTTCCGCCGTCGAGATGGCGTCGCAGATTTCGATCGGGATGCCGAAAAAGTTCGCTTTGAACTGCCCCGCGGCTTCGGTGATCGAGAGGCAGTTGCCGCTCTTTTCGAGGGCCGCCAGTTCGAGCATGGACTGGATGTCGCGCGGAACGTAGATCTTGCAGCGCGAGAGATACTTCGCATCGATCTTGTTCTTCGCTTCGATCATGGCCTTGATGAGCGCTTCCCCCGTCGTGGCGGTGCCGCTGAGCGAGATGTTGCAGACGCGAGCGCAACCGCGCCAGTCGTCGAGCGTCGTGCCAACCTGCCACTTGAAGTGGGTACGGTAGGCTTCGAACATGCTCTTGTCTTCCTTGACCACCGTGACCTGACCCTTGTCCGTCGTGGTGAGGCCAGCCTTCGATCCCTTCGGATAAATGCCGTGGAAGACGGCGTGAGAAATGAAGTAGATCGAGGTGAGGTTGTTGCCCGTGCCGCCGCAGCTCACGACGTTGCGGGAAGAAGCGGGAGGCTTCGTGCCCGTCGACAGACGGTTGTAGCGAGAGGCGATGCCCATGAAGCGTTCGGGGTTTTTGGTCGTGTCGCCGTAGAAAATGGTCTTCGCCATTTCCTGACCCATGGCTTCGATGAACGGGCGCTCTTCGCTGAGACGCCATTCGCGCGTGTTGCCGTTGATGTCCGCGAGGTCCTTGTCCACTTCGGAATAGGCTTCGAGATTGCCGCAGGTGTCCGTCACCTGGGCAGTCGTGCTCTTCGACGGTTGGACGCCACCGTACAGCTTACGCCACGTCGGAGTCGGGAGACCCGTGCGGATCGTGTGCAGGTAGCCATCCGTCTTGTTGCATTCGATGAAGCCCAATTCTTTCAGAATCGGAAGTTCCTGGTTGAGAATTTCCGCGACGGGAGTGAGATTGCCGTCACTGTCGAGACGGCTCATCAGGTCCGCAAGCGTCGCGTACTTCGAAGATTGAACTGCCATGTGATGTCCTCCTTCAGTTCATGTTCGAGTTGTTGTAGAGATTCGCGAGGCTGTTCTTTTTGGGACCGGCGCTCCGCCCTCGCATAACGGCGTCGTCGGAAATCTGAGCGTTGATGTTCTTGAACATGCGGATGATTGCCGGGTGGCAATTGAGTCCCGTTGCCTGCAGAAGCTTCTGCGCATCCGCATTCGCGAACTTGCGATAGGCCGCGTTCGCGCTATTCATCGTCTCCTTCCATCGGGCGCCACCGATTTCCGGATCTTTTCGGCCATCCTCAAGAAACTGCCGGCGCAAGCCCTCAAGACGCTCTGCCTGACGCTGTTCGAGGACGGGAGACATCTTCTCCACGAGCGAGGAGAAGACCTTTTGGGAGAGGCCGTGCTCACGACACACGGCGCCGAGCTCCTGCATGGTCCCCTCATCGATCGTCATGCCTTCGGGGAGTTGAATCCCTTCGGTCGAGTAATCGCCTTCGGGCGCGCCGAGGCTTTCTGCAAAAGGATTGCCGTCTCCTTCTCCGGCTTCGCCGCCTTCGTCCGCTTCTCCCGAGAGACCCTGCGCGGAGGCTGAGGGCTCGGGATCTTGGCCCGAGAGACCCTGCGCACCGACGGAATCGGCGGCAGCAGGTTCGGTTGCGGCTTGCGCGGCGCCGACATCGGGCGTGCCCTCAGCGGCAGCAGGTTCGGCGGCAGGCGTTTCGGCAGTGGTAGCGACGTCTTCAGACATCTTCGCGACGCTCCTTCAAAAGCTTGTCCAAAAGATCCGGATGCGACTCCTCGAGCAGGGCGTAAAGCTGCACGCCGACATCGCGACGCCCGGAGCTGACCGCCATCGTGATGGCGTCTGTCTGCGACACCGAGCCGAAAAAGCCCGTGATGTCGAGAACCATGGAGAGGACCATTCGTCCTTCCTTCGTGCTGAGGGTCCGGAGAAGGGCGGACTTGAGGCGGTCCTCCTTCTCCTTGACCTTCTTTGCAAGCTCCTGATCGTCGAGCAGGTCCCGCATGGGATCGAACTCATCCGACAAATAAAGCCTATTCATTGATTCCTCTTCTATATGGACACTTAGGAAACGAGGTCCCCGGCAACGCGCTGAAGCCCCTGCGAATCGGCGGCGGCGCCCATGTCTTTGAGGGCGGCGGCGCTCTGCTGCATCTGGTCTAGCTGCGCCTGCTGTGCCTGCTGCTGTGCGCGTGCGTCGCGGATAAGGGCAACCTGCTCGCCCGACACGATCATGGAAGGCGGGACACCGTTCATGTCCGCGAGTTCATCGATCGTGCGGTCGATTTCGAGTTTGTCGAGCGCCGAGGGATTGAGCTGCGCGAGCATCCCGATCTGCTGCACCATGCGCACGACGCCGCTGATGTTGGCCGACTTCTGCGCTTCGGCGAGGACGGAGATGTACTCGACGTTCAGCGACTGCCCCTGCAGGTCGCGCGGAATTTCGGGGAGGCGATCCGCTTCCACGAGGTAGTCGAAGGTGGCCGCGACCATCGGCTCGAGCATTTCGGAGTGGAGACGCTCGAGGACAGGGCCGAGGAGCATGTATTTCTCCTGCTCGAGGGCCTGCACTTCCGTCGCGGTGCGGTCCGAACCCGCGCTCCCTTGGATCATTTGGAAAATGTTCGTGTAGAACGCGCGCTGGACTTCCTGCTTGCGCCGACCGATGAGGAGCTCGAGCCCCTGAATGTCGAGGCCGACTTCGAAGGCCGTGCGCATCGCCGCCGCGTCGGTCCCCACCACGGGGATGCGGCCGCCGGGCTTGAACTGGTCGAGGCGCCCGACGTAGGAGGCGGGGTACTGAATGGGCGGATTCGACGCGTACGCCACGGCGATCTGCTGCTGCTTCGAAAGAACTTGCAGGGCCTTGGCCGCGGAGAGCGCCTTCGAGCCGGGGCCGCGCCCGTAGACAGAGCCGCCGCACGTCAACCACCTCGGCGCCATGACGGGGAAATTCCGATAGCCGCTTTCGCTGAGGATCTTCTCGGTCTGCGACTCTTCGAAGTAGACAGAGCGCCACGGCGCGTTCATGTTGTCGCGCTTCGTCTCGTCTCGAATCTCGCGGGGCTCGATGGCGTGGATTACCCAGAAGCGCTCGTAGGGGCTTTTCTCCGCCATGGAGCGAACCTGCTGCGAGCAGGCATCACCCCACTGCTGCACCATCTGCTTCGCAGTCATCGAGATGCGGCGATACATGGTGTCGACGCGACCGTACGGATCGTCAGCGAGCCAATACTCCCCAATCGTGAGGTTGTAGAGCGAGATGATGTCCGTCGGATGAGGACGGGCGATCGTGCAGGACGTACCGAAGAGCGGCAACTCGAGGTAGGACTTGTGCAGATGCGAGTAGACGTCCGCTTTCGCGAAAGTCATCATCATCAAGGTCTGCACCTGGTCGAGCCACTCCTTCACGTCGGGCCGCTCGTCGAGCTCGGGGTCCATCGTCGTAAGCCGAAGCCACGGACGGGACGGCGAGGACACGCCCGAGAAGAGCCCGGCGGCGAGATAGTCCGCGCACTCGATTGCTTCGGAGTCGAAGATGCGCCCGTAGCGTTTGGAACCCTCGGTGACGTTGTCGCCCTCGAAGGCCCCCAGGTCCGGCGCCTCGTAGTCGCGAATGTCCTTCCAAAGCCCCTCCCACGACGTGCGCTCCTGCTTGAGCTCCTCGAAGCGGGCGCGCAGCTCCTTCGGATCGACGGCCGGCATGGTCAGGCCCCCAGAAGCGAGTTGCCCTTGCCGAGGCGATTCGGGTCAACGGCCGCGCCCTGGGCACCCGTCAGTGACGTGCTGCCAAGGCCGGCGTTCGTGTTGGCGTCGAGGATGCCCGAGATGTCCGGGCCATTCTGCTCGGCCTTCTTGCGGGCCTGCTCCTCGTTCTGCTGCGCACGCTTGGCGGCCTCGGCCTGCTCACGCGCGAGCCGCTCCTCTCGATCCTGCTGGCGCTTCTGCTCGTAGCCGTCGAGCAAACCGAAAAGGCCACCCGTGATGGCGCCAAAGACTGAACTTCCCATGTCAAAGCCTCCTGAGGAAAAGTGTTTGCTGGTCAGAGATGTCGACGCGCTTCGAGAGCGCTTGCTCGAGCTCCGTGCCGACGGGCGCCGCCCAGAGGAAGGCCTTGGCCCCACGCTTCCTTGCCTCTCTCTCCGCGAGGGCGAAGAGCCGCCCGCCGATCCCCTTCGAGCGGAACGACGGGAGCACGTAGATCGTGGAGTTCTCGGCGAAGAGCTCAGAGGTGTGAGGATGGATGCCGACGAGGACGGCCGCCAGTCCGACGACGAAGCCGTGGTCGTCCTTGGCGAGGATGCAGAAGCTCGGCGAGGTCTCGTCGAGCGCTCGATAGACGTCACGCGAAACACGAAGAGGAATCCCCTTCATGCCGGTCTCGGCGTGGTTCTTCTCGAGGAGGTGCGCGCAAAGATCAATGGCGGCGCAAAGCGAAGCGGTTTCGTATCTCATGCCCCACAGCGTGCCGCACGATTCACGCGCTATATGGACAACCGCAAACTTGATTTCTTGTTCTCTCTTGACTTTCTTTGATTGTTTGTATATTATTTCATGTGAGCAATGAAACACCCCTCTTTCACAGGAGAAAGATCATGACGAACACGAACACCACCATCACGACGAACTCCCACGGCGGCGCCCGCGAAGGTGCAGGCCGCAAGCCCACGGGCCGCATCACCCGCACGGTCCGACTCAGCCCCGCGCAAAATGAGCTCTTCAAGACGCTCGGCTCGAGCAACTTCCTGCAGGACCTGCTCGACGCCGTGGCGGCCGGAAGGGTCGCCGTACCAGTCGACACGACGCGCTTCACGGAAGAAGAGCAGGACCGCTTCATCGACGGCTGGGCCGAAGCGGGCGGCCCCTGCGACGACGGCGAGTGCTCGGACCCGTGGTGCTGCCCCTGGTACTGGAAGCCCACGATCGTTGTTCACGGCACGACGCCCGAGCAGTGGGGCGCCGACTTCTATCGGCAGTGCAAGCCCGAGCTCGACGCGATCCTCGCGGAAGAAGAAGACGAAGAGTGAACCCCACCAAACACCCCCGCGCCGTGATAGACTTATCGATGTCCTTTGAGGACGACGGCCCGATCAACCGTCTTTCCCCGCGAAAGCGGGGGTGTTTCCGACAGGGTTTTGAAGGTTCCGACTCACTGAGTCCGCCAGAAAACCGCGAGCGCTTCGGTGCTCATTTCCCCGCGTAAGCGGGGGTGCTCATCACCTCAAAGGTAAAGCCCGCTTCGTGCGGGCTTTTTCTTTTTCACCTCCACTCGAGCTCGAACTCGCGGATCGGGTCGTACTCCTCTTGCGTGCGGTAGATCGTGCGCTCGATCTGGTCGACGCTACGAGGCCGCACGGGCGAAGCGAAGGTGAGCGCCAGAGCGTCGGCCAAGTCGGGCGACCGTCCGATGCGCTCCTTCAACTTGTCCTTCGCCTCGAGGATCTTGAGGCCCTTCGAGGTGTACCCGTACGTCGGGGCTGAGAGATCCGCCTGAAGCACGACGTCCGCAGGAATCGACCCGCCGCCCTTGAGCCATGCAGCCATCTCGGCCCACATCTCCATGCGCCTATTCGCATAGAGGTCCGGGCGATTCGCCGCGCCGCCGAAGGGCACTTCGATGACGGAGTGCCCCAGTTGACGCAGACGGTCGATGACGCCCTGCCCGCCGCCCGCGTCGATGAAGACGGCGTCGGGGTCTTCCTGGGCGATGACGAGAGCCACGCGGTCCGCGAGCTGCATGTTGTCGACGTTGCGCAGCACGATCGGCTCGCGAGCCACGAGCCCCTGACGAATCATGATGACCGACGCGTCACTGCCGAAGCGAGCTACGTCCACGCCGACGATCTTCGGAGCGAAGACGATGTCCTCCTCGCGATGATGACGGGCCACGGCGTCGCGCACGACGTCGATCGGGATGAGCGTGTCATCGCTTGCGGCGTTGAAGTCGCAGAGGAACTCCTGGCGGAACTCGTTCTCGCTCATTTCCGCCTTGAGGCTTTCCAATTCCCGCGGCGGGATGACGCCCGTCTGGTCGACGGAGTAGAGCATCGCGATCCAGTCGGGATCCCCTTTCGCCTGGAGCTCGAGCGCGCGGTCGTATGTCTGTGAGAACAGGTTGATCCCCTTCGGCGTGCCGATGAAGACGGCCCAGCCGCCGCGGTCCGCGAGAGCCGGGCGAATAATTTCGCCCCAGACTTCGGGCTTCATCTGTGCCACTTCGTCGAGGACAACACCGTCAAAGTAGAGGCCGCGCAAGGCGTCGGGGTTGTCTGCGCCGAAGAGGCGAATCGTCGCGCCGTTCGGCAGCACGACGCTGAGTTCGCCTTCGTTGATCTTGAGGCCCGGGACAGGCGCCGTGTAGTGCTTCAGATAGGCCCATGCGATGGCCTTCGCCTGGACGCGGAACGGAGCAAGGTAGGCATAGAACCCTCGCTCCTTGCCGTCGGCGACGGCCCTCTTGATTAAATGATTCACGGCGAGCACGGTCTTGCCCATGCGTCGATGAGCGACGAGCACGGCGAAGCGGTGCGCCTCAAGTTGCGAGTGAATCTCGGTTTGCGGAAAGCGCGGGTTGTACGGGATAACGATCTTCATTCCTTGTCTCCCCAGACGAACTGGATTGATCCGCCGACTTCGCGGCGGTTGTCGGCGTCGTAGCCGCCGAAGTGTTTCATGAGCATGTCGAGGGCCTTGCCTGCAGCCGTGGCGTCAACCATCTTCCAGGCGTCGTCACCGTTGACGTCCTTGTCGCGCCCTGCAAAACCGTACTTTTCGATGAGGACCGAGTTCACTCGGTAGAAGTGCCAGAGCTCCTTGACGACGTCATCCTGCGTGATGCCCGTCCGAGCTGAGCGTTTCGCCTTGGCCTTTTCAATAGCCTCACAGATACATGTTTTGCCAAGTAGCTCGGGACCGATCCGATTCGCAGACCTAGCCGAGTAGCCGGCACGTCGTGCTGCAGCAGACGCGTTCAAATCGACGAGATACTCCTCGACGAAGCGCTCCTGCTTTGGTGTCAGTTTCTTCTCCTTCCCGCTCATTTCCTCTTCCTCCTCACCCAGTCCGTCGGGATCTTCGCCCGCATGAATCCATGGCAAATTGCCCACACCGTGGACTTTGGGATTTCCATGGTGCGGGCGATTTCAGACACTGTGGCGCCTCCGTGCCACAGTCCCAGGAGCGTCTCGACCTCGCGGTCCGTGTACTTCGCTTGATGATGCCATTCACCGAGCGCGACCCCCTTTTGCCCGACAGGGACCATCACCGTCCCCGTCCTGCCTGAAGAGCTCTGGCCACCTGCGCTGGACTTCATCGATTGCGTCGTCGATGTAGCGGCGTCGCTCGAGGCTGTCGAGGACTTCACATCGGGCGCGCCTTGCGGCGGTCGTGAGGATCTCGACGGCGAGCGGCGGCAGGTGGTGCGAGATCCAGTCGGGTAGTCCTTCGGATTTTTCTTCATTGCTCATCCCTCTCCTCCTGATCGGGCGTTTCGTAGTCAATCGTGAAGCCAACCGTCCCCGGCTTTTGCGCCGGCTTCCAAATCTGCTCACGGTAGTGAAAGCGGCAGTCGTCGACACCGAGCGCCGACGCGACGCCGTCTATGTACGCCTTGCACCTCGCGAGCATGTTGTCCTCGTCCATTCGCCTCCGACTGGGCGGCGTGACGATGAGCGTAATCCCGACCTGACGATCGCAGCCCTCGGGGATCTGCAGGCGATGCCCCGCCCCGAGAGTCCGCTGCGTCGTGACGTAGGCCGTCAGTTTGGCGCGCTTGTAATGCCTCGACTTCTCCAGTCGTCCGACCCCGCAGTTGGGCGAGAGCACCTTGTCGGGGAACGGCAGCACGATCTCTCTTGTCACGATTCTCATTCTGTTCACTCCTTCTTTGTGGACGCGGCGATCTTGGCGGCGTTCTTTGCGGCCCTCTTCGCTTCGAGTTCTGCGGCGCGGATGGCGGCGCGCTCCATCTTGGCGAGGGCTTCGCGCGTTTTGGCCTCGGCGATTTCTCCGGCGATGCGCTGCGTTTGCCGACGGATCTTGAAAAGGATTTCCTCCTGGAGCTCCTCTTTGCCCGCGATGGAGACGGCGAGGCGGATGGCCTCCTCGATGATGTCGCGCCCGAAGTGCAGCCTCGGATCGAGTGACACCCCGCCCATGGCCAGAACCTCGTCGCGGTAGGCAACGATGAGCCTCTCGAGGAACTTGGGGTGCGCTTCCATGTTCACGGGATAGAGCACGGCATCGAGGCGCAGGAGCTGCGCGACCATGACGATGACGTCGGCGCACTCGGTGAGGAGCGCGGCGCGGTCTTCTTCCGACAGGGGCATCCCATCGCGCCACCAATAGGACGAGCCGTCAATCGCCTCCAGGAGTTCACCGATCTCCTCGATCGTCTTCTCGACTTGGTGCTCGAAGCCGTAGTGGTGGAGAATTTCTTCTGCGGGGATACAGAGAATTTTCTTGGGACAGAGATTCATTTCTTTCTCCTTCATTTCGATTCAGTCCATTCACAAGCGATGTAAAACGCGAGGTAGACGCAGAGCGCGAAGATTGGCGGGAACCACCAGAAGAACGCGAACGAGAGGAAGATGAAGGGGAGCACGATCCCCAAAACGAAAAAGTCGTCTTTGTTCATCAGTCAATGTCCATGGAGTCACACATGTCGCATACCTCTTTGTAGAGACGTGAGCAAAGCCGCCAGAACACGGCTACAACGGCGACCGCCGCGAGGGTGAATAGCAACAGTCCTTTCATTTCCTGACATCCCTCCATTCGACGTAGAACGCCGGGATCATCGTCACGAGGAGACACAAAAGGAACCCCCTTCCGAGAGCAATCCCGCCCGTGAAGATGAACCACAGGAACACCATGTGCCACAGGATAGAGAAGAGCACGAAGCCACAAAAGATAATGTCTCGATCGTCGTCCATCACTCAGCCCTCCTTCGATTCCTTCAACTGCTTGCGGTACGACGGCCAGGTGAAGGCGACGCACTGCCCGCCGCCCTCCATGAGGCGGTCGTAGAGGCGTTCGCCGAGATAGTCGGAGATCGTCTTTCCGCCCTCGCGGCGCTCCTTCTCGCTGAGTTCCACGGGAAGATTCGAGATGAGGATCGTGGGCTTGACCTGGTTGTATCGCTCGTTGAGGAGTTGGAAAAGGATGAGCCGCTCGGTCTCGGTCCCGAACTGGATGCCGACCTCATCGAGGATGAGAAGCTCGAAGTCCACGAACTTTCGCAGCACGTCGGACTCAGTCTCCTTCGCGCCGTTGCGCCAGGACTCCTTGACTCGGGTTATGTAGTCGATCGTCGTGGTGAAGAGCACGGAGTGAGCGCAGTCGGCTGCGCGTGTCGCGATGGACGCGGCGAGGTGCGTTTTGCCGGCGCCCGTCGTGCCGCTGAAGATGAGAGACACGCCGTCTCGGATCTTCTGGTCGATCGTCTTGCAGTAGTCCATGACGACTTCCTTCGCCTTTCGCTGCCCCTCGCAGGTCACGACGTAGTCGCGTACGCGCTTATCGGCGAAGCGCTTCGGTAGACAGGCACCCTTGAGGGCCTGCGCCGCTTTCTCGCACTTCGGGCACTTCTCATAAAGGACCTGTCCATAGCCTGCGGAGTTCTTTCCCCAGGCGGGGTAAAGTCCGTGTCGTGGGCAGTCCTTCATTTCGACGTCGAAATAGGTTTTCCCCTTGACTTCGTAGGTGCTGTACGTGAGTGACATGATCTTTCCTTTGTGTCAGAACCCCATTTCCTCGCAGTAGCGCTCGAGCTCTGCGGATTCTTCGGGCGTGAACTCCTTCATGACTGCGCCGCGTGTGTAGTCGACGCCCTTGTATTCGTTCTCCCAGTCACCGGGGCACGTGGGCGCGCGCCTGGTGGAGCGGTAACGGCTACCGCTGTTCTTGTCTCGGAGGTAGCTCGCCTGGAAGCTCTGCCACCCGTGCTCAATGCTCATCGTCATCGCCTCCTCGAGAGTGAGCCCTGCAGCCTCCGCCTCGCGACGCATGCCCTTGAGAGCGAGATCCGTGAAGGTCTTTTTTTTCTGCTTTCGCAGAATCAAGAACTCCTCCCACACCTGGGCGTCGACGTCATCGGGTCGATCGGTCTCGGTCTTCGTGCGCTTCGTCTTCGCCTTCGGCTGTTCGGTGTCGGCGGAGAGAACAAGGTCGTCAGAAGGCGACGCCTTTATTACTCGTTCCTTTCCTGGTTCTGTTTCCATGTTCAATTTCCCTGTTACGTCCCGATTTTCGGGATACCTGTCTCCCGATTTTTGGGATACGGTCTCCCGATTTTCGGGATAGGGTGTCCCGTTTTTCGGGATACCCTGTCCCGATTTTCGGGATACCTTCCTCTTAGGCCTGTCCTCCCACTCGGAAGGAACAAAGGTCGGGAAGCTGTAAAGAGTGCGCAAAATCTCCCCGCTTTCCGAGCGCTCAATCTCTCGTGCGATGAGGCCGAGAGCCTCCAGTCGCTGGACGGCGGCAAGAACCGTGTCACGCTTCTTAATCTCAAGATCGATGCAGAGAGTCTTGAGCGACGGGCAGCAGAGCCCGTCCTTCCCGTTCAAACGGAAAGCAAGCTCCTTCAGGACGGCCTTCGCCGTCGCGTTTCCGACCGTCTGGGCGCGCGCCCACTTTTCGGCTGCGTGACTCATGACGCTCCTCAGTCGGAGAAAGCGGGATCAAGGATCTTCTTCGGGATTCCGGTGACGCGCGAAACGTCCGCAACATGCCGAAGAGGGATCTTCTTGTTGCGAACCCACGCCCCAACGGCTTGACGGCTCAAGGGCGGCGTCAACTTCTTGGCAAGCTTCTCCTGATTGCCTGCCGCTCGGACGGCAAGGAGAGCGGGATTGAAATCGTCTTGCTTCATTTTCTTGCGAATGCAACTAAGAATAGAACACTCGCCATTATAGGCAAATATTTTTAGCATTGCATCAATGCTACATTTCGTTGACAATCCGTAGCGGAGGTTCTCTATGGAAACAACTATTGGCCGCGCGATTAAACAAAGCGGCATGACACAGGAAGCCGTCGCGACCCGCATGGGCGTAAGTCGCCAGGCCGTCACGTCGTGGGCAACTCAGGGCAAGACGCCCACATTCAAGAACTTGCTCAAGCTTGCCGACATCCTCGGCTGCACGATCGGCGCACTCACCGGCGAGGAGCCGTTGCCGAGCTATAAGGCCGCCAGCGACGACCCCGTGGCGGACGGTTTTGTCCGCGTCCCGGTCCTCTCTGCGTCGGCGTCGTGCGGAGGTCCTGACGTGAAGAATGCCGAGGTGGACATCGTCGGAGCAATCGACTTCCGTTCACAGTTTCTGAAAACCCTTCCAGGAGTGACGGGGTTGTCGAATCTGCACATTGTCCACGTTCACGGCGATTCAATGGAGCCGACCATTCCCGCTCGTTCTCTTTGTCTCATCGACGGGAATCAGAAGGCGGTCCGAGGCGACGGCATCTACTGCCTCGGAGCGCATGGAGACACGTACATCAAGCGGGTGCAGAAGAATCTGGACGGTAGTCTCACCCTCCTCTCAGACAATCCCGTCTATCCACCACAGAGACTGATCCTCGATGAAAGTGACTTCGTTGTGATCGAGGGCCGCGTCGTTCTCGTGCTCAAGACACAAGTCTTCTAAGCGCTCACCAGCAATCTCAACCAAGCCGCCTTCAGGCGGCTTTTCTTTTGCCGTCAACTTTACGCCAAAAAAATTAGCGAATCGGTGTAATCCCTAAGCAATTTTATTTGTCATGCCCGCTATTTTTCGCTACTATTCTTTGTGCGTGGCGCTACCTTTGGTGGCGTTATGCAATTCGACGGATCGGGATGACGCCGACCCGCGAAGGGGTGGAAGGCCCCGGACGCAGTGAACCGCAGATCCCGATGCGGGGAGTCCGAGAGCGCTCTGAGGAGGAGCTGAGTCGCATCAAGCCCGTCGAGGGCCGAGCGTAGACGCGCGAGGGGGTAACCGAGAGGGGCAGCCTGAGCGTAGGTCGAGGATGCGATGAATTGGCCTAGGGAACCGAGAGGTTCCCTTGAAGGCCCTCGGTGTCTTTTTGTTTTGAGTAGGGATGGTCCGCCGGGGGTCTTCAAAGGAACTTCTTTCGCGGGGCCCCGAGCTCACGTTTTTCACCCTTTTGTCGTGAGCGTCGGGTGATCCCCGCGGCCATCTTCGAGGGGCCGCCATCGATCAACCTTTGAAGGACGATCCCAGTGGCAGAGAAAGGCGGTCCCTCGTAGCTACAACTCTGAGGCCCTTTCAGTTGAAGCAAGAACTTTTGCACCAACTGGAGGGGCCGTTCAGTTGCAACAAGCTTTCGAACCTGCCACCTACTGCGCATCAACTAGGTAGATGCGCAGTAGCTACTCAGTAGCTACACAGTTGGAAGGCCTCTCGAAGCCGCTTGCGTTTGTTCAACGTTTACCTAAACCTTGATCGGCACACGTTCTCCAGCAGGCGGCTTCGAAAGATCTTCCCGCCCGCCGCGCAGGTCCCTCCTCACGGAGAGCCTTTTCCTGCTGCGCGGTGCGGCGGCCCTTCTCTCCCACCCCTGCCGACGATGGACGAGCCACGGCAGGGTTTTCCCCGCGGCTTCTCACACTCGGGCCGCGGGGCTTTTTCTTTCTGGAGCACACCATGAAGTCGATCCTTCGCAAGCTGCACGCCGTCTACGTCGACCTCGCTTTCGCAGCCAAGGCCCACGACATCACGCCCGCTCAGGCGATCGTCTGGACGGTCTTCGGCGCGGTTGCGGTGTGTCTCCCCACCGCCTTCTTCTACGCATTGGGCCTCCTCTACAAGGCCACGCACTGACGTGCACCATCAATCAAAAGACTCACCATGGACAAGAAACTTTCTCCCGCCGCGCAGGACCTGCTCACGCGGATCCTCGAAGACACCTTCCCCGCCGAGTTCACTTGCAAGAAGATCCTCGAGATCCTCCGCAGTGAAGAGTCGGTCATCCTCGGCGCCTCGAGCTACGGGGCCTCCCTGTCGACGATCTGCGAACTACGCCGCTACATCGAAGACTTGATGAGAGAGGCGCAGCATGAGTGAAGACGCCTTCGACCAACAGCAGGTCGTTGTGCCCTACGTCGACCTGAACAAGCAGGAGCAGTTCGCTTTCCGCCGCGGCGTCCACGCAACCATCAGCCAGGCCGTCTCCGACGCGATCCTGCACAAGGAGTTGATGAAGCGTGAGCTTCTGCGCATCAACCGCTTCTGCCCGGTCCTCACCAAAACCTTTGACACCGCCTGGGCGCTTGGCTACTGCTTCGGTCTTGAGATGACCGTCAACCAGAAGGCCCTGCTTTGGCTTGAGTCAACGAGGAGATGAAAATGTTCAACCACTACCGCGTCGTCCCGCCCGACCCCAACGCCCCCTTCCCGCAGCCTTTCCGCATCGAGTCCACGTGGCCCGACCTCACGCCCTACGAGAAGGCAATCGACGACCTCGTAGGGAATGAAGGCACCATGATCGTTCGCGCCGTCTACGACCTCGCCGAGAAGGTCGAAGCCGACTTCAATGATGATTTCGTTCAGACCGAGATCGGACTCGAGGCCGCGCGCAACCACTTCGAGGAACTCGTAGAGAAAGCACGCGAAGCCTTCGACACGTACGAGCGCAAGCTCGAGAACATCGAGGAGAGGAGGAAGTATGGAGAACTCTGACGAAGACATCCAGGCCGCGTGGTGGAAGTGCTGCGACTTCATCTGCAGCGCGACCGACACGATCCTCTTTCTCGCGATCTTGGCAACCGCCTTCTTCGGCCTCTGCGCCGTCGGCACGCTCATCATGATGGTGGTCGAATGAAACCGTACGGACGACACCGCCGACGCAGCTACACGAGGAAGGGCGCGGCCAGACCGCAACCCCGAATCTCTCACCGAGGCGAGCCGCAAAGGCCCGCCTCTTTCTTTGCCCGTCTCTGGGCGTTTCTCAAAGGACTCATCAAATGACCGAACTCAATCGAGACGCATGGCTCGCGCAAAGGCGCACCGGAATCGGAGGCAGTGATGTCGCCGCCATCCTCGGACTCTCCAAATACAAGAGCCCGCTCGACGTCTACAAGGACAAGATCGGCGAGACGCCCGACGGCGAGCAGAGTCAGGCCGCCTACTGGGGCACGAAGTTGGAAGACGTCGTGGCCCGCGAGTTCCAGGAGCGCACGGGCCTGAAGGTGCAGCGCGTCAACCGACAACTCTCCCGCGAGGGATGGATGCACGCCAACATCGATCGCGCCGTGGTGAACCATGCCATCTCCGGCACCGTGCGCATTCAGGGCGAAGCCAAGCAGGCCGAGACGGGACGCCTTCTCACGACCGACGCGATCCTCGAGTGCAAGACCGCCTCAAGTTACATCGCCGACCAGTGGGGCCCCTCGCAGGAAGAGGAGATCGTGTCGGGCAAAGTCGTCTCCGACCACAAAATTCCGATCTACTACGAAACGCAAGTGCAGTGGTACCTCGGGGTGACGGGCGCAAGCGTCTGCTTCGTCGCGGCTCTTCTCGGCGGACAAGACTTCCGCATCTATCTGGTGCATCGGGACAACGAAGTCATCACCGCCCTGCAAGATCAGTGCCGTGCCTTCTGGTTCGAGCACGTGCAGAAGCAGATCCCGCCCGAACCGCACACCGCAGAGGAAGTCCAGAAACTTTTTGCCAAGGACAACGGCGAGATGATCGAGGCGACCAACGACGTGGCGACCGACATCGGCGAGCTGCGCAATCTGGTCGAGCAAGTCAAGGCGCTCGAGGTCGAGCAGAAGGTTGTGAAAGACCGCATCTGCGCGGCGCTCGGAGAGCGTACGGGCTTCCTCATCGCGGGCGAGAAGGCCTGCACCTTCAAGACTCAGAAGAGCACCCGCTTCGACACGACGCGCTTCAAGAAGGAACAGCCTGAGACATACGCAAGCTACGTCAAGTCTTCCGAGATCCGAGTCTTCCGACTCACTGCCTAACCGAATGGAGATCAACTCATGAGCACTACCGAACAACTTCGCCGCGCCGTCGCCCCGGCCAAGCCCACGCAAACCGCCGTCGCAGACGACAACAAGCCAAAGACCATCGTGGAAATCCTTAAGAGCGCCGATTTCAAAGCGCAGATGGCCCTCGCTCTCCCGAAGACTCTCACGGCCGATCGTCTGATCCGAATTGTCCTGACCGAATGTCGCAAGACCCCCGAGCTCCGGAGATGCAATCAGGCTTCTTTCTTTGGCGCCGTCCTCCAGTGCGCGCAGCTCGGCCTCGAGCCCGGCAGCGCCCTCGGGCACTGCTACCTGCTTCCTTACGGGAACGGCAAGGCCAAGGACGGCCTCCCAAACTGCCAGCTCATCATTGGGTACCGAGGCATGATCGACCTCGCGCGCCGCTCTGGGCAGATCGTCTCGATCAACGCGTACTGCGTCCACGAGAAAGACGAGTTCATCTACGAGCTCGGGTTGCATCCCGACATCAAGCACCGCCCCTCTGCGATGGCGAACCGCGGCCCCGTGACCTTCGTCTACGCCGTGGCTCAGCTGCAGGGCGGCGGCGTTCAGTTTGAGGTGATGAGCCGCGCCGAGATCGAGGCCGTCCGCAGTCAGTCGAAGGCGGGCACGCGCGGCCCCTGGGTGACGCACTGGGAAGAGATGGCCCGCAAGACAGTAGTCCGCCGCCTCTTCAAGTATCTGCCCGTCTCGACCGAGGCGCTGCGTGCAGTCGAGGTCGACGAGAAGTCCGACCGCGGCGAAGCCGTCACCGAGACCGACTTCCTCGACGCAGCCTTCGTCGACAAGGGACAGGAGCTCCACCACGTCACCCCTGAAGAAGAGGTGACAGACCTCGAGCCCCAGGCCCCCGCCGAAGCGCCGACCATCGCCCCCGATGACCAACCTGACGCGGGCGCGCCCGCTGTCGATCCGTGGGTCGCAGGCTACGAAGCTGCGCAGCAGACCGCAGGTTGACGCGATGAACACAACTGAATACGGAAAGCTCGTTAGGAAGGCCCGCCTCGACAACGACATCACTCTGCTCGACATGGCCCGAAGCATCGGCGTCCTGCCGTCGTACCTCTGCGCTACGGAGATCGGCGAGACGGAAGTCACCGAAGACCTTTTGAAGAAGGTCGAGGAGTTCTTCGGGTCGAGAGGAGTTGTGATTAAAGGACTTCGAGAGGCGGCCCGGAGGCGGGCCCCGTGACAGGAGACGAAAAATGCTGATTTACCTTCTTTCTCTCAGCGACATGCGCGGCCAGGTTGACAGGCAATCCATCATCGCCTTCTCCCGCGACCCTCAAAAGCTTCAGGACTGGATGGAGTCCTTCATCGTTGAGCCTTACGAGGACGAACCTTCCGCCGACTTCTTCGGCTATGTTCACCCCTATCAAAAGATCTTCGACAAGGGCAGCCCTCTGGAATGGTTCAACCCTCCAATGGGAGGAATGCAGGGAGTCATCTCTCACAAGATTCCTGAAGAGGACTTTTCGGGCTGGAAGAACTGCGTCCGATACATCGAATGACTTTCGGCCCCGCCCCGACTGTGAGTCCTTTGTCGGCGTGCGGGGCCACCCTATTCATGGAGACACCATGGCAAAGCTCAAATTGCGAATCCCCGCCGACCTCGTGGTGGACCTCGACCTTGGAGATCCCGTCGTGCGCGTGCCCCACTGGAGGACGTGGCCGAACGAGTGCCCGAAGGCAGGCGAAGACCTCCTGATGCGCTTCAGGCTGCGCGGTTCGATCTACGACATGATCGGCTTCCTCGACGGCCCCGAGTTCTTCGACTCCTCCAACCGCCCGATCTTCTTCGACGACGGGATTTACCCGGACGACTTCAAGCCCGACGTCGTCTTCGACGACCGCACGCCCGACGTGATCCACTGGATCCCTCTCGACGAGCTCCTTGAGAGCGTCGAGGATCCCGACAAGTCGGAGGAAAGATGACCGACGAAGATCTTCGCCACATGCGGGACGACCTCCATACGATCCGCGACCTTCTCTTCATGGTCCTCCTCGCGCCCTTCTTCATCGTGGCCCTGCTCATCAAGCTCCTCGTGCAGATCCTTTTCTTCACGGGGATTTTCTGCGTAGCGGCAGGCGTGACCGTTGTAGATCTTTTCGCATACCTAACCAAAGGAGGCAGAGCATGACACGACGACTTATTCATGTGATCCGCGAGCACACAAAATCCCACTTCGGCGTCTCAGAAGAAGCGATGTCCTTTGCGGAAGAAAAGGCCAATCTCATCCTCTACTGGGGCGATGAGGACAAGTTCACGGGAGGCTACGGACTCGAGTTCTGGAGTGAAGCCCTTCAGAAGCAAATCTGTCTGGTTTTCCCGGTCGACTTCTTCGAGGACGACGACCAGGAGGATGAAGAATGATTCGGCTCCGACTGAAAGATTGGGGGATGCAATCTTGCCTCGACAGCGTGTCCGGGGGCGACTTCTCCGTTCAACTGACCGAACAGGGGAAGAGACAGCTCCAGTACCCGTTCGTTGAAATCGTCTTCAGCCGAGCGAAGAGGAACCCGGTGCCCTGGTTCAAAGCCACCTTCCGAAGCACCGAGATTGAGGTGGACAGAGTAGACAGCAAACACAAGGATTGCAAATGAAATACCGACTCAAAAACCGCGAGTTTCAGGCGCAGCTCGACCGCCTCTCGCGCGGGGACTTCTCTCGCCGACTGGACGAGTGGAACGGCGACCGCAGCCAGGAGCTCGTGAATTTCAGCTTCGGGGAAGAGACAGGGCACGCCTCTTTCCCGCGCACCTTCGAGACCGCCATCCGCACGGCGGACATCGAGGAAATCCCCAACTACGACCCGTCGAGATGGAACGAGTGGCCCAACGTCACCCCGCCCGCTCACGTGCTCATGAGGGTGGAGATCCTCACCGAGCTCTTCGACCAGAACACACCCGAGCCCCGTGGAGGGCGCCCGCGCTTCCGCGGCTGCGCGAAGTTTGACGGCCACTATTGGGACTTCCGCGATATGGCTCACCTGTCCTCGGGTGAGACCGTGCGCTTTCGACCTTGGGAGGACAAGGAATGACGTACCGACTTAAAGACGAAGGACTTCAACGCAAGCTCGATAAGCTCACCGACGGCGAATTTACTTCGCGTCTGAATGGAATCACGCTCGGACTCTCCGAATTCCGTTCGGTTCGTATCCCTTTGGGTGAATTTCTAGTAGAAGACGGGGATTGCGTTCCTAGAATCGAAGTTTTTGTCCGAAGCGGAGACCTCGAAGCAATCCCCGAGATCACCAATAAGGAATTGAACACGAACATTCGAGAAGGAATCCGAGACCTGCACGGAATCTTTAGCCGTATCAAGGCCGACCTTGACGACGACGAACCCGCCGCCGCATCGGTTCGCTGGGGGCTTGCGAAGGGAATCGTTGGCTGCATTGACGAATGGCTCGATGAGTACGAAAGGAGAAAGAAGGAGGGGAAGGAATGAAATACAGACTGAAAGACCAGACCATGCAGGCCAACCTCGACGCTCTGAGCGGCGGGGATTTTTCTCTGAAATTGCAGGAGCAGGTTACGCCGTACAAGCTCACCCTTACTTTCGTCGAAGTAGGTTTTTCTCGAGAAAAAGGGAAAAACACTCGGTGGTTCACGGCGACGTTTCGCTCCGAAGAAATCGAAGAGATTCCGGAATACAACCCGCGCGCCTGGAATGACTATCCGAAAGTTACGCCGCCAGAAGGCGATTTCATGCGAGTCATATTCCTTTGGAATGACGGGAGCATTGGATACCGTTGCGGCATCTTCCGGGAAGGAGTTTGGGTTGACTCAGAAGACACCAACTTGGAAATTGAAAATGTGTACCGTTTTCGGCCTTGGGACGACCCTGATGAAGAGGAGAACAAGGAATGAAATACGATCCGCGCAAATGGAATCGTTGGCCCGAAGTAGAGCCGCCCTCTTGCGAGCTCATGCGATTCAAGGACTTCGATGTTGAGACGGAGCCGGGCGAGAGATTCGGAAAGACCATAAAGGTTCACGCGTGGCGTGCTGTCTTCTGGAATGACGGCCTCTCCACATGGATGACCCCGGAAGGAAAGCGGGTTCGCATCAAAGGGAACACCGTAATCTTCCGCCCTTGGGTTGGACCTGACGAGGAGGACAAGGAATGAACGAATGCACCGAAACTGACGTACGCAACGCCTGCGAAGCGCTCGACATGCCGTACGCCGAACTCTATGAAAACAAAGCTAGAAGAATAGGAATCCGTGTCGGAATTTACTTGGATGGAATACTGTTGGATTCAGAAACGATGGCAAAAATCGTGGATGCAGCGACAGAGGCGGTGCGCGACGCACGCGAAATCAAGTCGTACATCGAACAAGAACTCAAGCGCCGCCAAGAACCTATGCTGCCCGAACCTGATTGTTGGAACCCGTGGCCTGATTCCGCGCCCCCGCCGGACACGCCATGCATCGTCAAGTTCGAATGCAACTTCCAACCGAAAGTTCTCATCGGGCGGTATCACCCCGAGTTTTCTTTGTGGGCCTTTACCGATTTAGATAACCGAACGCTCTCGTTCACCGCATCGGACCCGAGCATTTCGAGCGTGTTCTACAAACTTCTGGATCTATGTTCGCACTCAATCACAGCCTCCGAAGATCAGGACGCATCGTCTTCAATCTGTGGCCTTACTTCCTAGGCTACGCCGTCGGCGGCGCCAGCGCGGGGCTCAAGTTCGCGGGAGAGACCGGCGTCGTCTGGACATCCCTGATGCTCACCGCGATCGTGATCACGTCCCTCGTCTTCTTCTTCCTCGCGGTGCTCTTCACCGACGTGCGTCGACACTGGCGGAACCGAGGGTTCATCGAGGCGCACTACGCCTTTGCGCACGAAGGATGCGTCTACTATCGAGCGGTCCTTCACGTTCCCAGGGAATGGCTTGAGCTGTCCGAGACAGAGCACGGCAACCGCGCGAAAGCACAGCTGAAGGGACAGGGACCATTTTGACGGCAATGTCAAAATGATCCGTCACCACGGTAGAGGCGTATCGAAGTAGACGAAGACAAGGAACAAGTAGAGGAGAATCGCAAGGACGACACCGACGATCAAGCCGAGAAGCCCGGGGTATCCGTACGCCCGAGCAAGCGCGTAGCAAAGCGCGACCACAAGCAGCGGGCCCCAAAGGTCCCCTGCGTTATGGGTCCACGTGTAAATCGAACGATCGGCATAGAAGCCGTATCCAAAACCGAGGATGAAAATCCACAGCAGGATTCCCGCGCAGTCTTTCTTCTCGGAGTCAACCTGCTCCTCAAGCTTGCGGATCTTCTCTAGCAGGACCGTCTTTTCGTCCTTCTCTTCTTCGTAATACTGGATCACTTTGTCTCCCACATTTCAATCTTCACGGGACGCAACAAATCTTGCGTACCACAAAAACCGTTTTTCAGTATGCAACAGGCCTCACGCAAACGCGAGGCCTTTTCTTTTGGACCGAGTATGAAAACCAAAATTCGTTATCGGGCAACGATCCCCGCCACGAAATTCACGAAGTCGCGTTTCCCCCGTCTGAGGAAGAAAACCGAAATCGCCCACGCCAAAAACTACAAGAACCGAAAGATCGTTGTGTTCGTGGGCAGACGCGGAATCGGCGTGGACATCGACGAAATCTATCCGGAAGAAAGGGCGGTCTTTTACTGGGCTACCGAGTACGTTGGGAACCCTCTCTACGACATGGGTCCCGTCGACGTCGAAAGATACATCCCGTTTCGGAACGTAGCTTGTTGGCGCTACGAGCGAGAGCGCGAAGAATTTCCGTTCCCCTGCGTCTGCCGATTCATCTTCGGTAGCGCCAAATGA